TCCGCAGTTGCGTAATATTTTCATAATTTCATCTGCACTAAGATACATGTCACTTAGTATTAAGTCACCGTCTTTGACTTTGTTTATATTTTCTACTATTGGAAATAAGTGTTCAAGTTCTACTTGCAATTCAACTTGTGGATCGTACTCAGGTAACAGTTTATAGATGTCTTCGAAGTTGCCTTCGTCTTTCTTAGTTGCTTTTTCAGCACGTATACGTTTTTTAACGTAGTTAGAATCGTTAATACGTCTAGCAGTTTCTTCATGTACTGTTTTAGGATAAAAGAACCTACGTGCAATTAGTGTATCAAATACGTCCCAACTATTCATGCTCAAATTCTATATCCCACTTATTGATTCTATGTACTTTGTATCCATGTGGTGATAGGTAATCCGTTAACTTTTCAATCATGCCTTTTCTATTACCATGTTCAATAGTCATAAACTTTATTGTAATTTTACTAAAGTCTATACCTTGTAATGCTTCTAGTTCAGCACCTTCTGTATCCAAACTCATGTAGTCAACTGTACACGGCAATTTATGATTCTCTTGTAATATTGTGGTAACGGTTTTGCTTGTTACTGTTGTAGTTTCTGTTTTATCTTTAAAATGTTTTTTAAAGTATTTTTTATTTCTAGCATCTAAATCTACGTTTGTAATTCTAGATAACAAGTCTCCTCGAATATCCTTATGTTCACTTAAAGGAATTTCAAAAGTAACTTCACCGTTAGTATTAAAAACAGCACAATGTACTACTGTACTATGCTGTCTGTTGTTTTGTAGTTGCGGTATTAAATGCGGATTTGCTTCTATACAAATACCTTTCCAGCCAAAGGAGTAGTCTAATGTAGCAGTATTACTTGTAAATACTCCATCATTAGCACCAATATCTAAATAGAATCCTTCACGTTTACCACGTGATATATTTTCAATATAATATTTGTCTTGTTCTATTTGACTGTAGTATTGTGTCATAGCGTAGCATCTTCCATACCTGCTACACGTAGTTTAACTACGTTTGTTATTTGCCATTGCTTTTGATCAAGTCCTTTTAAGACACCTAACCACTTATTACGCATTAGTGCAAACTCGTTAATAATTTTTTCATAATCAACAACGTCTGCCTCGCCGTCAACGTATTTTTCTACGTCACGACTAGACAGAGCTCGTTGATAATTTTCTAAGTATTTTTTAAAGTATGAACTACGCAACCTGCGTAGCTCAATGTTTAGATAGTTTAGGATTGCTTCAATCTCTTGTAATTGATTGAACCTGTGTTCCACTATGCCTGGCATAGCCGCAGATGCTTTTTCTACACTGCCAACTAATTTAACTTCTTTCTTTGCGTCAATTAGTTCGCTTTCATAGAATGTAACTGCATTAGGTATCTTGTTAATGTCTCTAGATACTTCGCTATACCAACCCATAATTTAATCCCAATCCGTCTCTTCGTCAAGAACATCTTCATCGTCAATGTCTAGATAATAGTTTATTGCATTATCCAATGCACTATCACTTCCTAGTGCATTAGTAAACACATCGTCACCTGTGCCCATATCGGCCATCAAGTCTACAAAGCGTTCTGCCGCAATCTCAATATGTTTTTTATCAAGATACTCCTTAAACATATTCCATGTATCTACGATTTGCTCTTCTTCCATACTCTACTCCTCGATTGTTTGTATGTCGTCTAATTCTACTTCATCTATAATAGATTCGTCGTCCGAGGTATTTACCAGAGTCGCTTCTTTTATTAGATAATCTGACATAACAGTATCGAGGTTTTCGCCGATCCATTTCTTACGATATTCTAAGATTTCTTCGCCATTGCTGGAAACATACTTTAGTCTGTTACCTTGTTTTTCAATGACACCTTTTGCTTCAAATAACTCCAATAGTCCGCTATATGGATTCATGCCTGTTTCATAAGGAATTTTAACTTGCACTGCCTCGAAAGGTTTTGCATATCTAGTTTTCATTACCTTACAGCCTGCACGAATACCCATAACTTGACTGATCTTGTTACCATCTTCATCTTCTTTTAGTTTTAGTTTTTTCATTGCTACAACAATTGAAGATGCATAGATAAAGCCTTGACCACCTGATATCTTGTCATCTGGATCAAACATATCTTGTGATGCATATGTATGGTTAGTACACACTAAGCCTACGTTATGTGAACCAATCATGTTAACAGTATTACGTACAAGTGATGTTAGTGCTTTAGGCTTACGACCCATATCACCTTTCATATCACCCTTGTTAAACTGATCAACATCTGTTGGTGTTAATAGCATACCTAGTGAGTCAATAACAAATAATACTTTAGGACGTTCTTCTTCGTCCATTGCTTTATAGTCAATCATAAATGTTGATACTGTTTTAGCAACATCATCAATCATTGACATATTAAGTTTTAGTAGTTTGTCATCTGCTGTGTCTACATCTAATGCTTGTAGCCACGCTTCGTCAAGTGCATTCTCTGAATCAATTAAGACTACAAAGATGCCTTGGTCTTGTGCCGCTTTTACAATGTTACCTGCACAGATATATGATTTACCTGCACCTGATTCTCCTGCAAAAACAGATACCTTACCTAGCGGAACACCTTTATGAAAGTCTCCTGAGATAAGATAGTTGAGTGCATAATTTCCTGTACTAATCCAATCAGTCGGGTCATTGAACCCTGCACTCATTCCTGAAATGGATTTAGTTAGTTGTGTCCTAAACTTAGTAGGATCAAACGCTTTATTCGCCATGGTATCTCCTGTTTTTAAAAGCCGTTAATTTATGAGTTACAAGCATTATACTTGTAACCCATATTAAATTATTATTAACTTTGACGTGCTCTGATCATTGCTAGAATGTCATTTGCATTGCCGCCACCTTCTGCAGGAGCTTCAGCAGTTGGTGCTGGAGTTGCCGCAGGAGCCGCTTCTGCTACTGGAGCAGGTGCCGCTGGTGCTGGTGTCGGAGCAGGTGTTGTTGCCGCTGGTGCAGATGCCTTTAATGGATCACCTGTACGCTGTTGCATACCTGCTGGTCGGAAGTATTGTCCCCAACGATCTGCATCAAATGCTTCACCGTCTACTGACGCTTCAAACATTTCTTGCATTACTTTAAGTTCAATCTCTCCTGGCTTTTTAGGCAGGAAGTCTGACAAATTAAACAGACCGTTTGTATTAACTGCATTCATTTGTGCATCGTCTAATGGACGCTCTCTACGTGCCCAATTACTTGTGCTGTAGTCTGCGTATCCACCTTTGGATGTTTTGTTTAGACGAAAGTCTACGCCTGCAGTATAGTCTGTTGGCAATTCTTCCATGTCTGGATCCATAAGCGCCTGCTTAATGATCTGGAAGATTTGTGGACCAATAATAAACCTACGAATTGGATTCTCAGGTGTGTTATCGTCCGTTAGTGGGTTATCCGTTACAAAGCCTTGGAAAATGTACGAACGCTTTTTCCAATACTTACGACCCATGTCTTCTAAACTTGGATCTTTAAACCAACCACGCACTTCGTTAAGAATGTTACATGTCTCACCATACATTTCCATACATGGAATTTGTACTTGTGTAGGGCGTGAATCTGTTTCACCTTTAATGCCTGCGAATGGAAGTTTAATAACGAGTCTTTCTTTCCAAAAGAAAGTGTTATCTGCATCGCCATCTGGCAAGAATCTCATCGTTGCCGACTCGCCTTCTTTAATATTCCAAAATGGGTAAATGCTGTTGTCACCGCCGCCTGAGCTACGGTTACCTGAAGCGTTTGCTTCTTGCTCTTTGAGCTTTGCTCGGATTTCTGCTAATGATGCCATAGTTGTGCCTCCTATATGATTGTTATGCCTATGTGCTTTTGTGCCTATTTGTTTGTAGCACAGTATATATAATACACTCTACTACTTACCTTGTCAAGTCTTTTTTAAAGAAAAACCTGAAAAACTTATAACCAATCTATCTTAGACCGGCTAATTCTTTCATTCTATCCATTTCTGGATTCGTATCTTCTGCCTGTTTGTATCTTTCCGTCATTTCATATACACTTTCAATAAATGCTTTTGCTGGATTGATATACTGTTCACCGTAATCTTTTTCTACCATTGTTAGTACTGCTGTTTCGCCTTTTGGAAATGCACCTTCTTCTTTATCGTAGTAAGATAGTATGAACTCGCCTAATGGTGTCTTTTGTTCTTCTTTTTCTAACTTAATCTTTTCGCCGTCTGGGCCATCAATTTCATCGCCCTTTTTCTTGCCATTCATTTTGGCTTTTGCTACAGCGCCTGAGTATGCATTGCCTTCGTCCATATTATCGATCATTTGTTCAATAACACCTTGGATAATATCATCTCTATCGTCGTCAGCGTGTAAGCTGTGTTCCATGCCGTACTCGGTAATTTCTTGATCAAGTTCTTGATCAGTCATGCCCATTGCTTTTGCTAGTGCTGGTTCGCCACCTTTTTCATATGCTGACATAAACTCGTCTGCCATTTCATCTGCTTTGCTTGGCTCTGACTGTGGGTCAAAACTTTCATCTGCAACATGTACTGATACCATATCGTCGCCGTTGTTAAGTCCGCCTTTTTTAACTTTTACATTGTCTTTGCCGTACTTTGCTACAGCTTCTTCTGGTGACATACTAGTTTGCTTCCACTTCATATCACCTTCAGCAAACTGACCCATCATTTCTTCAAAGCCTTGCTCTAGTTCAATTTCTTCTTTTGTTTTTACTTCTTCGTCATCTTTGTCCCATGGTGCTTTTTTAAGACTAACTTTTTTCTTCTTCTCACCACGTGGAGTTTCATCTGCATCATAACGAGCGCGATCTTCTGCGCCTTCTGGTACACAGTTATTAACTCTTTTGCCACCCTTCATTTTAGTTTTAGGGTTACCAATCTTTTTACCATCCCAACATGCTGGACCGCCTGCTGGTGAACTTTTCTTTTCACCTAATAAATCTTCAGCAGTTATTTCTTCTGCTTTGTTTGCTTCGCTTACTAATTTGTAAATGTAGGGGAATACATCTGCAAGCTCTTCATTGAACTGTTTAATAGTAAGTTGATCAATCCAATTTTCAGCAACATCAGTAGGAACATCTTCAAGTACGGGGGTTTCAAATGCTTCAAATGTTTCTTTATAGTATGATGGCTTTTGTAATGATTCTAATGTTTTCTTAATTGTACCTACACGTTGTTTAACAACATCTACATACTCTGCTAGGCTTTCTGCCATTACTGCTGAACGGCCCATATAAGATTTAAACTTACGTAGTTTGTTCATTTCTTCTGACATACTTACAATATGCTTACCAAAATCATCATGCGGTACTCCGCCTTCTGATACGTGTCTTGCCATTGCTCTTGCACCAGTAAGGTGTTTGAAAGGATATTTAAATCTTTCACCTTCTGAGCTTTCAACATATATTGCACCAATTTTTCTTGTGCGTCCTGCGCTTGCTTCTTGATCAACACCTTCTGTATGTTTGATCATTAAACGTGCTCCATCAAAGTCTTGATAAGACTGTCTTGATGTGCCATATAATTTTGATTCGTTCATTCCGTTATCCCCGTCACGATTCTTTGCCAAAAATTTGTAATCTCTTTGATCTAAATTAGATTTTGTTATGTCTCTTGTGTCAAATTCTAGTGTTCGTTTTCTTGCAAACATGCGTAGTTCTTTTAAGAAATCGTACCAGCCTTTTTTTGCTATATCTGATTCAGTAGCAACTAAATCGCCACCGTATACTACTGCCACATTCTTTTCATCTAGACTTACACTAACTTTACCAATTGGACGACCTTCATTTACAAAGTCAAAATCAAAGTATCTACCTAGTTTAGGTTCGTTAGTTACGTTACCTTCAGCATCACCTATAGTAATACTTGGAAAGCGTCCACGTATCTTATTAAATAGTTCTTCTGCTGTTGTGTCTAAATTCTGCATAAATGTATTTATCAATAGTTACTGCTAATGAAGATAGGCATTGGTGCCTCATAATCTTCATCTTGTTCGGCTTGATTGAATGTATTATACACTCTTGGATCCCAGTCTTTTAGTACTGCCATCATTCTAATAGCAAGTAATGTAGCACTTACTAAATCATCTGTCATTCCTGACTTTGCTTGGAAACTTGAACCTGTTGCAACAAAGCCTTTTAGTTCTGATAATAAAGGTTTACTTATTATAGACATTTTATCGTTTTCTATCATAGTTTTAAGTCTACTACATGCAGTAATTTTTGTACCGTGTGTAGTATTAAATCCTTTACGGAACTTACGTACATGTCCTTTGCGTATAGGTTCACTTACAAATAGTCCGGGTATATTTTCTTCACCAAAGTCATTTATAACAATTAGTGCGGCTTCGCCTATACCATTGTTTTCTACACTCCAATATACATTAGTATCGGATTTAGTTTCAGTAGCAATGTAATTACATATATCACTTAATACTCTAACTTGTCCTGGAATGCCTGTTTGGTTATGTTGCCACTCTGCTACTTGCTCATAACTAGGTAATTCAAATACTTCAATTGCGGCATTATCGCCACCTGTTCCCATTGACGGATCTAATGCAACTGCATATGTAAACTCACTGCTTGGCTTTTTATACCAACGAGTTTGACCCATATTTAATATAGGATTTTTACCATCCATTGCGGCTAACTTAATACTGTTAATAAGTGTTTCATCAAAGACTAAGAATTCACAGCCGTATTCACGTCTAAACTTTTCTTCGCCTATACGTCCAATTTCTGCTTCTTTCCATTCTTCATCTCTATCTGGATGCTCCTGCCACTCTGCAACAAAACTATGAAATCCGTTTGATCCTAGTTCTTGTTCATTACCGTGTGCATCAAACTTTTCTTCAGCTTGTTTCCAAATAGTAGCAAACGTATCTTCATCACTGTTAGGTGTGCTAGTAATAATAGCACGACCACCTGTTGCTAGTGTAGGTGATATTGATGTCCAAAACTCTTCTGCGATGTTAGGTTGCACAAATGCAAACTCGTCACAGTATAGTAATGATATGGACATACCACGTCCAGTATTTCCAGTAGTTGTTTGTGATACAATTCTACTGCCGTTTTCAAATTCAATTGAGCCTTTGTTATATGATGTAACACCTGCACGTATGTGATCTTCACACGTTTCATATATGTAACGTATACGTGCCATAATCTCTTGAGCACCTGTGTATTTGTGTGCCGCAATTAGTATAGTTTGATCAGGTACAAACATTGCATACCATGCAAGGTATATTGCCGCACAAGTAGTTTTACCTGTTTGTCTAGGCATCATGTTTATATTAAAACGATAACTGTGATATGAATGCATCAAACGTGTTTGATACTCATAAGGATCAAACAACAACTTACCTTGTACAGGATGTTGTATAAAAGCAAACTTCTTGGCAAAGTACATATACCCTGTGTCAGGATCTGTACATGCTAACAAGTCAGCAATTTGTGCTTCGCTAAATGATTCTTTTTGATTGGCCTTTTTAGTAAGGACACCGTCTAAACTCTTGCTCATACTGTATTTACTCAAAAAAATAGGGCCCGGAAGCCCTATTGAATTTTGTGTATTTTAACTACAGCCGCAAGAGCTACAAGCCATTAACTTTGTTTTGCCTGGAGCGCCGCATTCTGGACAATCATGTTCTTCGCCTTCTTCATGATCGTGGTCGCCTGCTTCTTCTACATCGCCAGCCATTAACTCTTTAAGTCTAGCCGCTAATTTTTCTTTAATTTCGTCTTGTAACGCCATTGGATTGTCGCCACCCTGTGTTGCAGGATATGCCGCTTTAGACTTATGTAAATCATCGCCTGAATTAATTACATCGTCTATTGCACTGTATTTTTCATCTGGCTCGTTAGCATATGCTTCGTCTGCAACTGCTTCGTCATCCATTTCAATGTCATCATTACAACTACTTGCACCAACATGTTGCTTACCGCAATTATCACATGGCTCATCTTGCATGCCTGGTTTAAGATCATCCATGTCTTTTTCCATGTCTGGACCTTTAACTATATCACGTAGTCTTTCCATATCTCTACGCATTGGCATAATGTCAGCGTCAACTTCTTTTGCGCCTTCCATGCCTGCGTTTTTCATCATATCAATTAAATCTGCAACATGTTCTTTGCCGCTTGCATTCATTGATACATTCATTGTTACTGGGTTACCTTTGTCCATCTCAGGTGCTGTACTAGGCATAGGCATTGGTAAGCCTTCCTGTGCAACATCAATCGACTCTATTAACTTTTTCATATTCATTAGTTTGTCTCCGATACCGCCGCACTTGGATCGTGCTCACGTTCTGTTTTTACTTTTTCAAGTTCTTTCAATAATTCCATTACTCTGTTTTCACCAACTGAGTCTTGTGCGCTTTCGCCACCCATGTCTTCTGTTGTTAACTTTGCTTGATATACATTGTCCTCAGGCATTTCCTGATATTTCTCTTGCATCTCTAATGGATTTCTTACAATAATATGTGCTTGGTCTATGCTACAGCACTGTCCAATATACTCTTGTAAAACTTGTTGTGTGGAAGGATAGTTAAGTTCGACTTCAAAGTAAGTAACTTCCATGTTTTCCAACTGTGGAAAATCTAATGGACGCTCTGTAATAGGTGTCTTTTTACCTTTGCTCATACTAGCAACATCATACTTTTGTAAGCATGTTTTGATGCTTTCTTCGCAACCTTCAGGCAAAACACCTGCAATACCTATTTTAAATGCATAAGTCTTTTTAGACTCGTTTAGCAATTCTTGAAATCGTGTTTCCATATTATCCATCCTATATAAGTTATTTATCCTTATCGAGTCCTTTGAGCTTTTCTAAGAGGCTATTGCGATCTGTTACAACATAGCCTTCTCCAGTAATCATACCGTCTTCACTAATGCCACCGTCTTTATCTTGCTTTTCTTTTCTAAGTTGTAGTTCAACCATTTTTAACTTATTATTAAGTTTTGCTACTTTTGCATCTAGTCCTGTTTTAAGCAGTCCGCCTGCAACTTCAAATACTCTACCACTGTAACGGCTTTCTACATTCATACCAAGATTCATTAAATCGTCATATGCTTCAAGTGCTTTATCTGCTATTTCATTTAACTCACTATCTGCTTTATCACCTAAGCCTTTAACAGCTGGTAATGCGCTTGTAATTTTATCAAACTCTGCTATATCACGAAAGCTATCTTCATGAGCTACTTCGTGTTTTGTTTGTGCTTTTTCTTGTTTCTCTGCCTGTTGTATAATTTCTTTTGAATCAGGCATGTTGAGTAAATCTTCTAGTTTTTTGGTCATGTGTCCTATACCATTATATGCTACTATTATTTATCGTCTTTTACCGGTGTGGAATATATCTTTTTCTGTTATGACTCTAAAGAATATACCTTTTTGTTTACAGTATGCCCTTGCGGCTTCCCATTTTGCTTGGTTAACTACCCAAGAAGCCTGGTTATGTTTACTACGGCCTAGTTTTTCTTTTACTGCTTGATTCTCTGGCTTTACTTCTATTAGTTCTACACGTTGCTTTCCTTTACGGTCTGCGTATGCAATAAAGAAGTCCGGAACATATATTGTATGCTTTCCGGTTAATGGATTCTTATATGGAATTTTAATTGCTTCACTTGCCCATTTAGCAACACTTGGGTGTTCGTCGCAAAATCGCATAAACGTAAACTCCCAACTACTTCTATAAGTTGGTGTCTTTGTACCTATATACTTCTCAGGATTTTTGAGACTATATTTTCCCTGTGCAAATCTTCCCATGGCATTTTAGTATATGATGTTTCGCTTTTCAATTTTTTCGTAATTTGAAGTTACTTTAAATCCAAGTGTGCTTGTTTTTTCTCTACTGTAGTTTAGTACGTTAGCAATGATATCACTCATCTGTGTTGAGTTAATACCTTTTAGTGTATCAATAAGTTCAAACACATTTATGTCATCTACTTTTGCTTGATTTAAGATTGCTGTACCTACTGCAATAGCACTTGATTTTTCGAAACCTCTATTTTCAAAAAAGCCTATTACTGCGTCAACATCATTTGCCGGATAAGAAGTTTTTTCTGTTAAGTATTGATTGAAAAATTCTTTAACTTCTGCACCGCTATCTTGTGCTGGAACTGCTGGTAAATTGTTTGCCATATTATACGTTTCCTAATGGATTCTTTTGTGCGGCAATAGTACTACTGCCTGCTTGTGACTCTCTGTATTTAGTGACTATGGAGTTGGTAATGGATAACATCTTGGGATCTTCATTAGATAGTAATTGATCAACTTCTGTTTTAACTATTGTTTTTTCGTTTACAGTAAGGTTATCGTACGCTCCAAGTCCTGCGGCATTACCTATATTATACCCTGCTAGTGTACTTACTGCACCAATTGCAACAGCTCTTTCTGCAACTAAGTCTTTTAGTTCTGCATTATTGTCTAGTGCTGTTTGTAATTCTGCTGTATCTATTTGTTTGTTTTGCTTAACAGTTGTAATTGCTTTTGCTTCAGTTGTTTGTGTACCATTGCCACCGGATTTTGGAAAACTAGTATTAGCAAGTCCACTTACGTTAGTTCCTGTTGCTGTTCTAATAGTTTGTCCTGCAACTTGATATGCTTCGTTACGCAAACCTTCTTTAGTAAGTTTCTTAGCGTTTTTAACTGTACGTGCCGCTGTAAGTAATGTACCTAAGTCTGCTTTACCGCCTGCTAAATCTCCTAGCACACTAACACCGCCTGCTAGTACACCCGAGCTACCAAATAGGCTTCCGCCACTACCTGCGGCAATTGGACTAGGTGTTGAATCATAATGTTCTGTTGCAAACCCTTTAGGTGTTGATCCTTCTACAACAGCACCGTCTGCATAAAATACACTTTCGTATGCTACTGTCATTGTATTCTGCACAGGCTCAGCACTTGCTGAATTATCAAGTGTATCGTGTGACCATTTTTCAATAATTGGGTTTACTAATGTTAGCGTAAGATATTGATGTCTTGCTAACTGTGATATTTGTATACTTGTAAAAAACGGTTCGTATTGATTGTTATCTAAACCAAAGCGGTCACCGTTCTGTGTACTACCTTTGTACGTATTAAATCTATCATATGGTCTTGCACTTTGATTTGGTGCTCCTGCGCCATCTCTGCTACCATATGTACCGTCTCTAAACATATAGTTATAGTATGCTGTCCATAACTGTGTTGTTATGCTATTGTTATCATCGTGGAATACAATATTTACAGGTGAATAATCTATACGTGTTTGTACATTCTTTTTACGATTGTATTTGTTCTTAGTTTCAGTTGTTATATCATAACTAGGCATAGTTACACTTTTAACAAGCATATTAACTTCATTAGTATGTCTGCCAACCCAACCTGGTAATACTTTGTTTACTACGTTGTCATTTAAATTAAGTGTTACATGATATAGAAACTTTTGTTTGGGAGCTAAACGAAAGTTGTCGTCTGTGAATAAACGTGCCGCATGTGAATAGTCGGCCATGTCGCCCTTTGGACTAAGTGCGCCGTTTACTAAGTTATCTAAGAATCCATTGAATATGTTCGCCATACTAATATTTATCCAATGTTATTAACTGCGTATAAAATGAAAAAGGGGCAATGAAGCCCCTAATCCTAATTTGTTGTACTATTAAGTAACTTAGCTTGCGCCAGTTGTACTTGCTATAGCCGCTACTGATCTTCCAATAGCAGTACCTACTCCACCACCGCTTGCGCCTGATGTTTGGATAGCATTGTCGTACTTAACTGTTAATGCAACTGTTACTGGTTCGTTAGCACTGTATGCTAATGAATTGTAATTTGCACTTTCTAAGTAACAACCGTATAGTTCAAAAGTTTCTAATGTTTCTGGTGCGTAGTTACCGTTACCACCGTCTAGAATTTCAATTCTAGTTACAAACTTATAATCAATTCCGCTTGCCGCACTTGACTGTTCCATAAAATCGAACTGTCTTTGTAGTTGTTCACCAACTAGTTTTTGTACAGCACCAGTAGCATCGTCTCTTAAAGTAAGTGTAATAGCTTCCCAGGTATGTTTACCTGCAAGATAAACTCTTGAGTTGTATACGTCAACAGTCATTGTCTCGAAGCTTACGTTTGGTCTAGTAACATCCTGAACCTGTTTTGTTAGTTCAGTAACTTCGCCTGCACTTACACCAAAGTTTTCCAGTGACACTCTAAAGCGATACTGGAGTTTTGGCATAAGTAACCCTTGGGTAGAGTTACTTGCATCCGAAGCTAATGGAACTGTGATTTTTGATAATGATGAAATAGCCATTTACTTTGCTCCTAATTTGTTATATATATTTATCATCTTTACAAGCCTGCTATCTCACCAGTATTTTTCAAACGTAGTGGAATGTAAACAAACTCTACTGCTTTGACTGGTTCTATCGCTATATCTAAGTAAAGCTCGTTACGATCAATTCTAGCTGGAGTGTTGTTGCTTTCGTCACATACAACTAAGAAGTCATATAATGCTCTTGCACCAACTAACTCTAAACATAAGCTCTCTGCGGCCTGTTTGATCTGATCACGTGTGATCTTATCATTTGGTTCAAAGATATATGGTTTAGCTAATTTGTTTAACTGTCCACGTAAGTAAATTACCAAACGTGCTACGTTAATTCTATCTAATGAGCTTGCACCTCTTGCACGAGTCTTTTGACCATATGCAACTAAGCCTGCGCCGTTAATGAATGTAATTGGGTTAACGCTTACTGCATAAAGTGTATCACGTTGTCCTTCGTTTAATGCTATTGAATTAAATTCGCCTTCGTTATCAATAAACCCTGTTGCTGTAGCATTTGTAATGCCGCCACGTCTTGTACCTGCTGGTGCAAACCATGGATAGCTAACTTGGTCACTTAGCGCAATAGTTCTTAGCATCATGTGACTTGGTGGAACAACTACATTGTTACCTGCGTTGTCGCTTGTAAAGCCCCATGGATAAAATACACCTAAGTATTCATCTCTGCTTACAAGTCCGTCATCGTTATCTTCAACTGCTAATGCAACGTTCTGACCCCATTCATTTAATGAAGTAGCGTCTGATGTTAATCTTGCTGGTGAATCACCTACGATGAATGCACTTAATCCTCTATCAAAGTTTAGTGAAACCATTTCACCAATTAGCTCTGGATAACCTGGAGTTGCCATCAAGTTAAAGATTCTTGATTCGTCATCTCTAATGTCATCGTTACTATTCATTGTAGCCTGTAACTGTTGTACAACAACTTTACGCTGTGCTTTACGTCCAAAGCTACCTGAACCATCTTCTTGGTTAGCTGACTCTGTTTGCCATCTGTGTGGATAGTAACTTGCCATTGATGCATCACCTGCTCTTGCGTTATCAGCAGTAACATCAATTGCGTTACGTACAAATTTCTTAACGTTAAAGCCGCTTCTGCGTGTGTTCCAAAGTAGCATACCACGTGGGTAAAGTGCTGGATCTGGAGCATCTGGGTCTAAGTAGTCACTTGTTAATAAGTCTGTAATAGTACCTGTTGGAGCAACTGTTGTTGTTCCGCCTGTTGTACCATAACGTGCATCTGCAAACAATACACCATCTTCAGTAGTTTGATCTGATTTGTCAACTAACTGCCATTCTTGAGCACCATTGTTCCAACGGTAAATTGTTGGATAGTTTTCTAAGTCTGATGTGTCAACCCAAAGATCCTGATCTGCTGGAGTACTTGGTTGTGTTGCTGATACTGTTGTACCGTTACTTGAACCGTATAATGTTTTATAACCAACCCATGTTGTACCATTGTGTACCATCATGTCAACTTCGTCAATAACACTGCTGTACCATAATGTACCATCTGCTGTTGTGCTTGTTGGTGCGTTAGCTGATGCTACGTACACTTGTGAAGCACTTGATGTTACTGGCATCCAGTTTGAAGCAACTAGTTCATTAGTTGAATCACCTGTTGGAGCGTCATATACGTTAGTTGCCGCGTTAGTTAAACCTACTAATGTAAGTGGGCTTGTACCTGAACCATTGTCAAGTCTAAAGTCGCCACCTAATTTGTGTTCAATTACAACTTTGTTAGTTGAATCTACTGAAGCAACAATATTAGTAAAGCCTGCGCTGTTAATACCGTCTGCCATTTCGTCGGCGTCAGTACTTGCACCTGTTGCAGTAAATGCTACTTCTCTTGCTGTTGCTAATGCCGCACTACCTACAACACTTTCTGCTATTTTAAATGTATATGCAACTGCTGAAAGTTGAGTTGCTATTTCTGCAGTTTTAATTGTAGTTGCACCTGCCGCCGCTCTTTTAAATAATACAAAATCACCTAATTTGCTTGATGCTTCTGTAAAGTTAGATTGTACGTACAATGCGTCTTTTGCTAAGTTAGCGCCGCCGCCTGCTTTATCTAATGCATATAATGCACTTTGATTTGAAGCGTATATTGGTGCGTCTACTAAGTCCCAAAGTGCTGTGTCTGCATTGTAAGATTTTACTCTCCATCTTGCACCACTGTTTGGTTCTGTAGTTTTTAGCCATACACTTCCACTTGGACGAGCAACTTGACCTGAGCCTGTTGACTTCCATTGTGGAACACTTGTATGTGGATCAATTGCTAATGCTGGAATATCAAAGTTTCCAACTGTAAAGCCTAATTTCTCTGCAAGTCCTGGAGAACCAGCACCTTCTGCAAGAGTAATTTGTGTGTCTACTGAACCATCATTGTAAATTACTAATTGACTGTTAAGGTTTGCTACACTAACACCTGTACCTGAAAGTACTGTGTTACTGTTTGAAACTATATCATCTAATGAAGTAGCTGATCCACCGCTGGTCGCCGCTGTTAGTGTATAGTTAGAACCACCTATATCAAGTACTAAAGTATCGGAATCTAATAATGTTGTACCGCCTGTTACAACAACTGATCCAGTTGCACTTGGTGTAGTTCCTGTCCATGTAGATGAACCAACTTGTACCCAGTTACCTGAAGTGTTTTTGTACCATACTCTGTAAATTGTTGATAAGCCAGCAGTTATAGCATAGTCGCCTATTGCGCCTACTGAACCTTTTGGTGTATATGGAGTTGAGCCGCTTGTTTTTGTTGCGTCTGTTATTACAATAGGAGTTTTAACTGCAAAGCTCTGTCCGCCTGTTGTCGATGCTGCCGCACCATTCCATTCAAAAATACCAAATGCTGTTGATGCAGTATCTGTCCAAAGTGCGCCATCTGCTGGTGCACCGCTTGGGGCATCTGCTGTTGCTTGTAAAGCGCCTAAGTCAACATCTGCTCTTACAATAAATGCTCTGTTGCTTACACCTAATAATGAGTAAGCCGCTTGCAAACCATATTCGTTAAGTTCGCCTGCATGTATTGGATTGTTATTTGTATCAGTATAAAATACTGGGTCTCCAAATGTCTCTGTAAGGTCACGCTGTGATGTTAGTAAGTAAGGCTTACCTGCGTTTGCTTTCAGTGATCCTGGAGCAATACCCGTACCAGCGCCATTTGTTTTATTTGCGGCGGTGGCAACGAATATCATTGGTACTGTACCTGGTTCAGCGGGTGTGTAAAAACTTTCGTCTACTACGCTAACCTGTACTCCTGGTGATGTTAGTGCCATTATATTTCTCCTATTAATAATGAATGAGTCTTTGTTATAGTTATTTAGCAGTTTAAGAATAATTCACCTGTAATATACCCTAAAAAAAGGTACCGAAAAGGTGAGGTAAATACAGTATGAGACCTTTATGCAAATGCGGACAGCGTCCTGCGGCTATAAACTATAAAAAAGATGATAGAACTTACTATAGATCATTGTGTGAGCGTTGCTTACGTAATGGAGCAGGCCACGGAATACCTAAGTGGAAACAAAGAGGTTATGAAAAAAAGAGTAGTTGTGAGAAGTGTAATTATAAATCTAAACACTCAGAACAATTTAATGTGTTTCATATAGACGGAAATTTAGAAAACTGCCGTCCACAAAACTTAAAAACAATATGTGCTAACTGTCAGAGAATTCTGCAAAAAGAGGGAGTTGTGTGGAAGCAGGGTGACTTAGTCCCCGATTTTTAAATATTGTTTTAATAAGCACATCAACATTTTTTTGTAGCCTATCTAGTGTGCCATTATTATCAATAGTGTAGTCACACATCCATTGTTCAATACTCATAGACTTATAATTTTCTAAAGGCAAATGATCTGTTCTATCTACCCAAATAGCGTGGTCAAATATTTGTTCATTTTGCATTGCAAAGAATTCACGCTTGTTACGTAGTCCACAGTAGATATCATGTTGATCAAATAAGTTACGCCCTAAACGAGCCAAGTCTTTGCTACAATAGTTGTGTATCATATCATACCATTCAGTACGATGGTTATGCCTATCTGCATAGCACTCTTCTTCGTCAGCGTATCCGTACTGATCTTTCAAATCATTATAGATAAAAAGTTCTGAACAAAATTTACTTGATGATTGAAATGTATATCCGTATGCTTCTAACATTTCACATACAGTATCTTTGCCGTGACGACCATGCCCAACAACTAGTAATTTAGGTAACACTAATATAAACTCCTTTAAGTATCTTTAAAGTATATACTCTATATTAGTGCTTGTCAACCTTAATCGTAACCTAAATTGGCAACTGACTTCATTTCTTCTGATAATATTTCAGCTTCACGAGCTTTATATGCGGCTTCAAAACCTGTAGCGCCGTATTGTGCTCTTTCGTTATTGCCCCAAAGTCTTTTAAAATATGAATCGTAGGTTCTTTCAACTTCTTGATCGCTCCAGGATCTATCAATAAGTTTTCCTTTAATTAACCAGTTAAGACGGTTAGCCTCTTTACGTACAA